TAATGTCTGCGCCGATTCCTTCAAAGCCAACCTTCCCGCCTTTCTGCTCAAGTGATCCCTGTGCCATGTGTTCCGGTTATTTCGCAAAGTAAAATAAGCTGGTCATTGCGTCCAACTTCTTCAATGCCTTGAATGGTGTACGTGTTGCTGTTGTAGATCACTCGGTCCGCTGGATTGATTGCCCGCGTGTCCGTGCTGCTCCGTATTTTAAACCGTAGCCGTTGCACCGGCATATCCTGATCGCCTGTAATCTTTTCCGCCATACCTTCGCCGGCCTTCATCAGTTCAGCCCATACCGTTACCAAGGTAGACCATGACGGCACGCGCTCGCCGTACGCGTTGGCGCTGGTGGTGTAGCTCTGCACCTCTATACGTCTATCGCTTTGCCCGATTCTCATACTGAAGTAATAACGCGGTAAGGGTTCAGGATAGCATACAGGCCAAGCGGTAAGGTGGTCGCAATTGTACCGGCTACAACTGGCTGCCGCTGTTCGTATAGGTGTGCAACCATCCACCGAATAGCAGTAATGAAAGGCTTTGGTATATCGGCCTCCGAATAACCGACGTTCATATTCACCTGCACCGCGTTAAATGTGTCGTCATACAGATCGGGCACGTTGTCAAATGTGATCCGCGCGGCTTTGGTTTTAATATCAGCCCACCACTTAGCAGCGGCCAGTGTCTGCGTGGTGTTCGCTGTGTCCGTGTACTGCACCGAGGTGATGGAGTTGACCGGGCCAATGGGCAGGCGGACGTTGTAAAAGAAATCAATATATCCCACGGCGGTAACGTCACCAAGCCGCGTGTTGCAATAGTCCTCAACCCACGCTATCGCTGCATCTCGATAGGCTTCTATTAACGTGTCTTCGTCCGTGTGATCCACGCGCAAATGCTCCTTAAGCTGTGCCACGGTAATAATGCTATTCAGGTCGGGCGTGCCTGTTATTTCTACGGTCATCATGTCGCTAAAATACGGACAAAAAAAAGAGGGGCCGAAGCCCCCCCTTTAACCAAATTGTAACCTAATTAAATTAAGCATTCAAGTGCTTCGCAATGGACAACGCCTTTGGCTGTCGCAAATCGAAGTCAAAGAATCGGTTCACGTGCAATTTAATTTGTGCCGTTCCCGCTGCGCTGTATGGGTCAACAAGCAAATCAATGCCTCCAAAGTATGCCATGATTGCGCCCTGTGCGAAGTTACCGAAACACATTGCACCCGCTGCGGCTGTTGTGCCGTCCTCAAGGAATCCATTCACCAAATATGGAGTCGCAACCGCGTTGTACATATTGAAGCGGCCATTTTCCCAAAGTGGTGTAACGTTGCCAACCTGCGCCAATACCTTAGTCAAACCATATGCGCCCGGACTCATAACATATGAAGAATTAGCAAGGTTCGCGCCTTGAGCTAATGCGTCACGCTCCAAATTGTTTACAATGGTTGTTGACAAAGCACCGTCTGCAACGCTCGTTTGATTAACGGCAGTAGATGCCATAATGGTATCAAAACCATAATCATCGATATAAGCGTTCATGGCTGCGGCCAACTCATTCGAGATGAGGTTGTCGACTTCCGAACCTCCCTGTAAAATTAATTGTTTTGAATATGTTGTATTGGCTGCAACACGCTGAGGCGTCAATGACACTTCATCCATTTCCATTCCTGAAGCTGTATCGGCTTCCACTTCTGTTGCGCCTGTACCTGCGGCCTTAGCGCTTACGCGTGGAAACTGCAAGTTACCTGTAGCGTTTCGAATTACTGTCGTGCCGAGTCCTTCCAATACGGTAGGGGCGCGAAGTGCTTCGATTGCAGCAGGTACCACAGTAGGAACGAATCCGGAACCGTCGCCGCTTCCTGCTTGGAAGTCGTCAGCACCTCCAGCACGCAAAGCGATTGAAGGAATTGCAATTTGTCCAGCCATCTGCAAACCTTGGCTTCGTGCTTCCTTGCTTGCCTCACTTGCCCACTCTGCTTCTGCACCTTCCAAGTTTCGACCGTTTGCAACTGCAGCTACTGCACGGCTTAGGGAAAAAGAACCGTTGACGCGCTCAACTTCGCGTTGCTCTGATGCACCGGCTGTTCCTGTTTGCGCCATGCGTGCAACCATATCTTGCTCGCGTGTTTTGTGCTTGATTTTTACATCAAGGTCCTGAATCATGTTATCCAACTTATCGCATCGCTCTTGCTCTGCTTCAGTAAGTACGCGGCCTTCTGAGTCCGCCTTTTGGCCAATGGCTACGAATTCTTCGTAGTTCGCATTGCGCTGGCCTTTCAAATCGTTTAAAGTCATCTTTGTAATATTTTGCGTAAAGTTACGCGGTTCTGTTTTTATCGTTTCAGGTTCTGCGCGCTTTTCCTCTACGGGTTCGCTTGCTACCTGTTCGTCATTCAACTCCTCCACTTCCTGCGCCGCCGCTGCCATGTTTCGCGCGTATACTGAAGCCGTCGGGCTTGCTGGGTATGTTACTGCTGAGGTATCCAATAGCTTACCAACCTTGGTAATGGTTCGCGTGCTTCGGTCTTCGCTCCATTCGTCCGCCTCAATTGTAAAGGCAAACGAGCTTTGCGATATATCGCCGCGCTTAATCAGCTTGTAAAGGTCGCGCCCGTCCTGCGTGTCGGCAAGTGCGGCGCGATACTTCAATCCTTGGTCGTCAACACTAAGTTCTAAAGTGCCGTTTGTAGTTCGTGCCAATGGTGCGCCCGTGTGGTTTAGCAAAAATCGAACGTCGTCTTCCATGACGTTATCGAATGCGCCACGTGCTACGGTTTCTTTGAAATATCCTAAATCATACTCCACATCGAAATTGCTTGCATAGCCTTCGACTACTAAAGCGTCATCACCAGCGGCGCGCACTTCTGACGTGCGCAGCTCTACGCTGTCGCCGTATTGGTTGCGCAGCTCCTCGGTGCGCTTATCGTCTTTATTGTCCATTGTTATTTGTTTCTGAAACTTTATCCGAATAAGCGCCAAGCCTATCCAGTGCGATTTGATTGACGGCAACGGTATGCGTGTCGCCTCCTTCCGTTGGGTTTAGTTCTTCCTTGCCCCTGACTTCGTTAATACTCAGCACGCCGTTGTTAAGCATCTTCGTGTAGAAGTCGGCGCGGCTCTGCATATCGCCCCGGTACAAATCATTCAAATTAAACTTGCTGTATATCTGTGGGCGCTCGCGTGATTGAATCAGCTTACGATCAATTTCCTGCTCGATGCGCTTGGCCCAAGGTGCAATCGTGTGCCGTGCGAATTGTAGGTTCTGCTGCTCTACGTTGTTGTAAGTTGTTTGGCTTTCGAGCTGTACCAATGTAGGCGGCACGCTAAAAATGCGGCATATTTCTTCAGCCTGAAATTTACGCGTTTCGATAAATTGCGCCTCGTCCGGGCTGATGCTGATCCGCGAATATTTAAATCCAAACGGCAGCAGCTTCGTGCCGGCTTGCTGTGCGGCCTTGTTCCAACTGCCTTGGATTATATCCATCTGCTCCTTTTTCAAAGGCTGGTCACTGGATAGTATTCCCGTCATTTGCCCGCCGCTACCAAAGTACTCCGCGCCGAAATCCTCGGCTGCTTTGGCTAGTCCTAAATTCTCACGGTGCAATCGGATCGGTGACTTCCTTTGCAGGTTGCAAATCTCTAGCATATTCTCCGGCTGTACGATGCCCACGTTGCGCACGCTGTAAACGATTTGGCCGTTCACGTTCTTGCGGTCTACGTCGTACAAATCCAAGCATATCAAACCGGTGACGTAGCCACGGTTATCGCGCTCTATCAGTGCATAGCCAACGCCGTTAATTACTGCATTGCTTATTACCGTCTCCCAAAAGTCAAAAGCCGTTTGGTATTCGTTGGGCTTATATTTTATAACGTCATAAGCTGGGTGAACGTTTGCCGGTTCTATCTCGCGCCCAATGCGCTCATAAATCTCCAAATCCAAACTCGCCAACGTGCTGGCTATCTTGTACACGCACGCGTACACCGTTGAGATTGTTAACGCTGTATTCTCGTTAATGTTCGCACCGCTTACGGTAGTGCCGTAAATACCTAGGTCATTCGCTAAGGTCTGCGAATCGTACTTACCTACGCGATACCTCAAAAGCGCGTTTAATCTGTCGCGAAGTGTTGCCATATGGGTTGCAATTTACTACAGGGAAATTATATCAAAA